GGGTTGACCTCCTCGACTTCCATCTGGATAACACGTGAATCCCCGTAAACGCGGTGCGTATTTCGCAAGTACATTGCTAAAGTGTGCGCAGTGTTTTTCATTATTGTTTTCTGAACCCCAGGCAGGGAGGTTAATGGTAGAGGAAATTGACATGTCAACGTAATCTTGAATGTCCGCTTGGAATCTAATTCTTGCTTCGTAGTCATTCGATAAATCTAGAGCACTTGTAATGTTCTCCGGCTTTACGGAGTATCGGTTGATAAGATCTTGGGCTGTTGGATCAATAACATATTGGTACTTCCACTTTGTTCCTTCAGTGAGAAAGCGGCGTTTGTAAGCAACTGCGAACAAAGGTTCAATCCCGGTCGTAGTACCGGCAAGGATGCCAATGGAACCAGTAGGAGCGATTGCACGATATGCAACGGGACGACTAATGTAGAATCTGTCACAGTGCTCGTTTGCGCTTGATTCAGATTCACTTTGATATACCTTTAACCATTCGTGGAGTTCGGGGGTAACTTCATATTTTTGTCCTCGTTGGAGTAGCCATTCGTGAATTCCCATCAAACCTAAACCAAGTCTACGATTCTTTTCTCGAACGCGATAAACTTTTTCATAAGGTAGGTCTGCCCGTAGCGTTCCGCAAACAAGGAATTTACTAGCAAGATTAACAACAGAGGTAAACTCATCAAGGTTAGAAATATTGCCAAGATTGATACTTCCAAGGTTACATACATCGGAGTCGTCTTCGGACGTAACTTCTGTACAAGCGTTTCTAAGAGTTTCATTTTGTTTCTTACCAAAGTTAAAGCTAAAGCCTGGTTCCCCTGTCATCATGGCTTGACGACAGTTCTCAATGAAGACTGGACATTCGTCTAGTTTTTGTAAAACGCCTTGTCCATATAAAGCTGCATCGTCATAGTTCACAGAGATATTTGTCATATCTAGTGGACCAGGGAAGTTAAAGTCTTTTAGCTTTTGTTCTCGAACCACCTCGGACCAATTTTTTGCTGTAAGAAACGCAGAGATGTCCTCATGTTGCCAGTTAAGGCTTGCATATATAGCACTTCTTCGCGAACCCCCTTGCATGACATTTCGCCCGATTTCATTAATCGCATACATAAGAGGGATAGGTCCTGAAGCAGTTCCTCCTGTTCGACTAAGTGCTTTTCCAGAAGGTCGAAGTCGCGAATAGTCAATCCCAATACCTCCACCAGTCATTAAACAACTCATTGCTCGCCATGTTACAGCACTCCATTCTTCTCGTGTATCTTCCTCGGCACGTAAAAGGTAACAGTTATTGTATGCCTTGTAAGGCCGCCCGGCGTAATACAAGTATCGACCACCAGGGAGGAACTTAAATTCTCGAATGTACTCGGTAAGTTGCCTACGATCTTCTTGAGACATGAGCGCAGCGACTGTTCCTCCGCGTGTACCACAAACGTCTTCGACCAAACGCTCAGAGAGCTTGGCCCAAGTGTCCCCAGGTCCTTGTGCATACTTGTATCGAAAGATGTTTTCACCAAATGTATTCCTAAATTCTTTTTGTGTCAATTGTACTCCAAATAGTTGGATAGTGTTTTGTAAGTTCCTCTCGGATTAAATCTGCAAGTTGTTTAGTTTCTTTCTGAGTACCATTACCACAGCGAAGTTGGCAAAAATGATACCAAGAACGAATAGTACCATTCATATACATTTTACTAGAAGTAATACCTTCTGGTAAAACTACTCGTGCTACTTCTTTAGCAATACCTTTAGAAAGAGCCCACTGATAAGCTTCTAGAGCATGTTGCTCTAAACTAATTTGGTGGGCAGCCCACTCATAAGAAAGAGTATCATCTTGAGTCTCAATACTAGCTTGTCGATTTTTATAGTCTTGTAAACGTACTTCTCTGAGAGGAGCTTTATCTAACTTATCTATTGAACTATAACGCTGACTAAATTCTTGAAAAGAAAAACTACGGTGACGAAGAAGTTGCCTAGCAATATCTCGTGTTGTATTAATTTCAAAACAAGCATTAACCATTTCTAGTGGTGACCAATGCTGATTAGCAATTAAATACTGAATAAGTTTTGTCGAATCTTTTCCTTGATTTTCAGGAGCAGAGACACGCGCCATGTCACCGATTAGTTGTTCTCCGTTTGGTGTCGTCCAAATAAGTTTCACCAATGATGATGTCTTCATTCCTGTCAAACTCCTTGATTTGTTGCTCTGCTTCTTTTTCTTCCACTACACGTTCAATGAAGCGTTTCTTTCCACGAGTCTTCTCGTTTTCTTTCTCGCGGTTAGTTTTCTGTTTCATACTTCCTTAAGAATCTGTAAAGTATTTCCTAAATACCAAGTACCACCCTGGTGTTCTGGTCGTTGAAGTTCTTGTTTAAGACTAAAATCTACTAAACACCAAACTCTATTTTTTTCTGAAAGATGAGGTGCTTTTGGTTCTTTACAAATATGCCATCCGGGTCGATGGGCATAACCTTTAGTTTTAAAATCATCAGCTTCATAGACAATACCAGGAAGAAGTTTTAACTTTTGATTAATAAAAAGTGGCCCATAAGAACCATCTTTACGTTTACGAAAAAGTTTATAACCAATCATCGCACTGCGTCTTTAAAATCGTCTTCTTGTTCTTTAATGTAGTCTTCAAGGGCATCAACCAATTCCATTGTTTCCCAACCTAAGATATCAAGGATTTCTTCTACAGACAGTTCAGCAGCGATGAGGTCTTTTAGTTCCTCAAAGCTATTATGCATATTCAATTTCCTTTACAGGGATATCATAAGACTTAGCAAACTTGATTTCTTCTGCTACACCATATGAAGTATCCCATCCTGGTAGTTTATAAACCCATAGTTCATCACAATAGGCAAGAATACCAAAGTCTTGTTTTAGCCACCAGTCACCCTTTTTAGGATGCCAACCTGCTTCTGTTTCAATAGAGTGGCTATGAGCAATAGGAGAAAACACGGTATAACCTTCCTCCATAAGCTCAGCAGCCTTAAGACACGCTAGGTGATAGGCTTCTTCACGACTACCCTTAAACGCTGTATAGGGAGTGGCTAAATAAATTAGTTTATCCACCATGAAAAGTATCCCGTTCTTGCTTACCCATTACCCATTGTTCTGTTACTTTGTTAAGTTCTTGCCAAAAATCACTTGGGGGACGGTAGGTATCCCCAATTGCGCTAGCCATTGAAGGTGCAGGATGAAGTCGCTTTGCAGTTCGTTCAAGTTCTGGGTAAGCAGACTTACCTTGACTAAGAACCATAGAATCAACAGTAGGTGACTCAAGCTCAATAAGCTTTTCAAGAAAGTGAATAGCTTTCTGAATGTCGGCCACACCGCCTTTGTTACGCCATCGTGTAATGTATTTGATTGCACTACCTTCAAAGTATCCTAGGTTGTTTGCATGGACATAGGTCCACGGTTGAATGGACATTTCTTTATAATGATTTCCTGAAATCTGTTTATCATCTGCTTTCATTTTAACTTCCATATTTATTTTTAAGATACTTTAAGGACACTGGCATTAAATCAAACATACCGTCTTGTACCTCATGCAACATTAAGATTCCACGCCAGTGTTTGTTACCCTGGGGGCCCAGATAATCTTCATCATGTTCATAACATGAACCGGCAATAATCGCAGTGATAGGAGATCCATCGGCTCGATTTCCCATTGCAATTTGAAGACCTTGCTGGTGTCCGGCAATGCAAGATTGGTGCTTTTTAGCCAGCATTGTAGCAGCAGACGCACAAGGACGACCAAGGGCACCTGAAGTAAAATAATGACTGTAAGCAATACCGTCAATAACAACAACTTCAAGGTATGGAAAAACTTCCCAATCTTTTTCATATTCCAGGTCATTAAGTGAAAGAACACCTTCAAGTTTAGCGTCAGAGTTTACAGCCCTTGTAATACGGTCCTCATGGTTCCCTAGGGTGAGCACCATACGCGGTTTGTATTGCTTCTGTTTGTTTAGCTTTGCTTGTTTGTTAAACTCTTTAATAGGCCCAAGAAGCGCTTGCATTGCTTCTTTTGCAGCAGCCACATCTTTAGTGTATCGCTTGCCTTCAAATGCCTTTTTTCCCACGTCGTAGGAAGATAGGCTAGGCATATCAGCAAAATCGCCACCACAAACCACCACATCGGGCTGTTTCTTGACAATGTAGCGGCCGATACACTTAAGGAAATCGCTATTGTCACCATCACGAAATTGAACATCTGGTATAAATAAATGAACTTTAGTCATGTTCTACCCAATGTGTCCAAGTTTTTCCACATGACCTGCACAACATATCATACCAATCATCACCACCATCGTAAGACTCTCCTGAATCTACAATAATAGCTTCATAGTTAGAACAAAATCGACATTTATATTTAATCATCCATTTCCTCTGGTTCTTCATCGTCGTCATCATCTTCTAGATCTGTGTCATCATACTGAGGATCATTTTCTATCTTAAAGGGTAGAGCACCGTTTTGCATAAGGAACATAAGACCTACTTTGATGACGTAGTCGGCTTCTTCTTGCGAGAGCGTGCCTTTGAACTTGACGATGCCGTCTGGCGTTTCGATTGTTTTTTCAACTTCGATTGTTTATTCTCCTCTGAGGTTTTTAGTTTATGACACGCCGTACAGAGCACTTGGAGGTTGTCTCGGTTACAGAAGAGTCTGTCGATGAACACGTCCCAGGAAACAAATCCGGCCACTGGGTCAACCACAGGGTCTCGATGATCGACCTGGACGTCCTTACTCGGGAAATCATTTCCACAAGCTTTGCACAAATAGTGTTGTCCAAGTCTTTTTGTCTTCGGATTAATCTTTTTCTCTGTCTTGGCGTCATTGAGGGTTTCATATTTAGGTGGGTACTTACGAGTAGCTGCTCTTAGAGCGTTGGTAATGAAAGCTCGGCGTCTTCCTTCTGTCCAGGTGGTTGCCATTTGTCTCCCTCTTTTCTTAGTAGATATAAACAACGGGCATTGCGATGGATAA